TCGCTTTATTCAAAATTATCACTCCAGAATTTGTCCCATTCGGAACGGATTGTCTTAAACACTTCTTCGTCGGATTTAAGCGGCACAGCAATACCGACACTGCCATCGAATACCCACAAGTGAGCATCCTTGACTTCCGTGACCATCATCTGATGCTGCATTTGCACCGAGTAATGTTCAGGAATCTCGCCGTTTTCTGCTTGCTTCCATAGGTCGGAAGCCTTGCCCTTCATAGGGCATTTAATTTCAACGATTAACTCATTGAACAAGTCGATACCGTCAAGAGAAGCGCCATAGTCGCCAGAAACAAACACGCCGGGACGCAGTACGCCAACGACTCCTTGATATACATCACGCGCCACTGGCTCAAGCTCTTGCCCTCGACGCATCGCGTAGTTCGCTTTGGCATTCTCGCCTCTCTTTGCCTTGACCACATCCTTTGGTTTCTGCCAAGGAGACAGTCCCATGATGATAGGTGTCTCTGATGCCATCCGCTTTGTTCTGCGGAAGTCTAGCCACTCCTGAGAACCTTGAACAAGGTCTACTTCAATAGCCATACGATAATCTCAAAGATGAGATACAGCGGGAACAGGCCACCAACTATTGCACCGAGTACGGCAAAGCACATCCATACGTCTGCTAGAAATCCCTTAACTGTCATTTCTTCATCTCCTCCGCTGCTTGCAGAAGAACGCTTTTCATAGGTCTACTGGCACAACTCTCTGCCATGTCCTCAACAATCTTGATGCAGCGTTCATTGCCACCAAGCATTCCAGCAAATCGCTGAAGTGCCGAAAGCATTGCAGGAGTCAGCGGAGTAATCCGATGAATGTCTGCGTCTCTAGCTAGTTTTCCAATATCCATTTGCAATCCTTACACCTTTCGTCTGTTGTCTTCAGGTCGTACAAGCAGTGCTCTGCCATACGGAATGGGATGGTCTTCATCTTCCTAATGCCAGACTCATGCCACCCATCCTGAACCTGTAGGAACTTCTTAAACGGTTTCCTGTTGTGGCATCCGTACTTCTTGGAACTTTCCATCCAGACCTTCCTGTTGCGTATCAAGCCAATCCATCAGCATACCGACATAAACGTCGATTGCCTTTGCATGGTTACGCGCAAGTTCCCACTTCTTCAGAAGACAGGCATCGTGCATCTCGCGATTATGGCGCTCCATCTTCAACATAATCCATGCGTAGTCAGTTGCTACCGTATTCATATTCACTCCCATGTCCGAATTTGAACTTATCCATTAGGTCTTTGATGCTGCAATGCGGTGCTTCATCAGTCTCTACTATGTTCAGGTTAGGACTGCTGATGCATGAACCATCCATGTCGTACAAGCTGCCAGTAACCCAATCTGCCCATACATCTCGTATGCCTAGCGACTTGTAGCCCTTTTTAGTACGCACAACAGTCTCTAGTGGAATCTTAATAAACTGCCTGAGCGAAACTCCTGTCATGGTACGAACCTTCTTGTCCACAAGTTCTTTCCTATCGAAAAGCCTGTGAAGCATGATGAGTCCCATTTCACTCAAGCAACCGGCTTCATTACTGACCCGAAACACCTTCATTGGTTAGTCTTTTCTTATTGAGCGTTGCGATAATCTTCCCGTACTGAGTGCGCGGAACCTTTGCGAGAGAGTCAACCTTGTAGAAGGCTGCAATCTTCTCTACATCCGAACCAACCTTCTCTGCCAACTCGCTAATCTTGCCAATGTCCTCTTGGGTGAGCATTGCATCGCCATCTTCTGACGGTGGGGTATCTTCACCAACATAGATATACAGGCCGAGTCCATGCAGGGCGATAGCCTTAGCCAAGCAACGCTGCATAGCCGTGTTAACTTGGAATGAATCAGGATTCTCTACAGCTTGGTTCCTGTGATTCATAACCGGCAACTGTGCAGTGCGCGAGACGCCAAACGCATTCACGGTGCAGAACACCATCATGGTGTGACCAAACATAACTGGCTGTGCGTACTCCCATGTAGCTGTAGGGTCTTGTATCAGCAGTTGGTCTACAGCCCATGCCCATGACAAGTAAGTAAGTCCATTCTTCTTCTCGACATACTTACTAACGTCAACCTTCCTAAGTTCTGCGTATTTCACTTTTTCTCCTAGTTGCAAGTCGTAGTGACATTGCCATTGGGTTGTTGGCATACAAGACAACTAACAACCTGACCATTAACGATGTACGTCTGAGTCCAGCATTGCACGGCATGGGCATTGTTGTAAAGAAACATTCCGATGAGTGCGCCGACAACAATCCAGATTGAATTAGTCTTCACGAAAATCTCCTTGCGTTAGCGTTTGCATTTCCAACTCGTTAATTTCGTTGAGAATTCCCTCAAGGTGTCGCGCAAGTCCCGACCACGGACGCGGGTCATAAGGTGCGCCTTCCATGAGAGTTTTCGGCGGATAGCAGATTGAACGTATCGGGATTCCATACTTGTTCTCACCAACCCTGAACCCGTCTTGCATCGTATTCAGCACACTCGGAGAGGTATTCCTCAAACGCTGCACATAGAAGTCCGCCAACGGCTTCATAGTCTCGTTGTTGGACTGCTGAAAGAATCGGGTTGTCACTCTTGATTTCTCCTGAGAAGTATTCCAAAAACTCGGGGAACAACTCTTTGCGCGAGTACCCGAGATAGATTTGCTCTGCGTCACGTTCAAGCTGTGCTTCGTTCATTGCGCCCACCTCAGATGGTCAACGATTCCCTTGCAAGCTGCGGCGCGCTCTAATTCACCGCTCCCACGGTAGCTTTCTTCCAGCATCTCAATCATGTTGATGATGCGTTCACGTTCGCGAAGCATTGCATTAGCTTTGTCGTTCATGGACTTCAACATTTGGTCAACAGTCACTTTGTCCTCCGTTGTTGTTGTGCTGCGGAGTCCATCTTCCGGATTTTTTTCTTCGTGTCAACACTTGTGCTGAACTTTTTTTGTGGCACACTTGGGCCTCCTATACGGAGGAACCATGCTCATCACACAAGACGAAGTAGACCGTTACGTCCCGCCGAAGACTGCTCTGGCTATCAAGTCAGCAGACCTATACACAGATGAAGTAGTCGAAGCCTTTTTGAATCCGACTGTAACCCTTGGGGCTACACTTCCTTGGCCCAAGACTCATGAGAACCTTAGATTCCGTCCGCAAGAGGTAAGTCTATGGATGGGTATCAATGGTCACGGCAAGTCGATGATGACTAGCCATGTGATGCTCGACTTCCTGTTTCAAGGTGAGACAGTCTGCATTGCATCTTTTGAGATGAAGCCTGTAGCTACGCTCCGGCGTATGACTCGTCAGGCTCTATGTGCTGCCAACCCAACTGAGAAGTTCATCAAGCAATTCCACAAGTTTTTAGATGGTCGCCTATGGCTCTATGACCAGCAGGGCACTGTGGACGGTAAGGAGCTTCTAAAGGTCATTCGCTACTGTGCTGACGTTAAGGGCATCAAGCACTTTGTAGTAGATAGTCTTATGAAGACTGTTAAGAATGAAGATGACTACAATGGTCAGAAGATGATGGTTGACGAACTAACATCCATCGCTAGAGACCATAACATCCATATCCATCTAATCCATCACAGTCGCAAACTGGCTGACGAATCACAAGTGCCGGGGAAGTACGACAGCAAGGGGTCAGGGTCCATTACGGACCAAGTTGACCAGTGCTTCTCCGTTTGGCGCAATAAAAAGAAAGAGGCTCGCGTAGCCAGAGGGGAAGAAGATGACGGTGTGGACGCTTTACTGGTATGCGATAAAAACCGTCATGGGGAGTGGGAGGGCAGAATCGGCCTCTACTTCAACTCAGAAGGTCAATACTACGGGGAACACGAAGGATGGAGACCGAGGTACAGCGAAAGAATCGACAAGCTATGCCAACAGTCGCCAGATTCGTTGACGAATGTCGTGCCGTTTTCGGCGAAATCAAAGTAAGGTGGGCAAAGGAAAATGGGCATGAACGGGGAACTGAGATTCGTCATCTACTCGATGGAGCATCTCAAAAGGGCTTTCTCGGAAGCGAGTCAGGCACTGACTGGAGATTGCTTTGTGCTGACATTGCAGAGAGAGAGAGAAAAGAGGCGGAGCGCACAGAACAGGCGTTATTGGGCAGTGTTGCACGAAATCGCAGAGCAACTAAATATAAATGACGTAGAAGCTTGGCACGAATGGGCAAAGCGAAGATTCATAGGGGTAAAAGAAGTTTCATTGCCTGATGGTGAGATTGTGGCAGTAGGCAAGTCCAGCACAGAGTTATCAGTCAAAGAGTTTGCCGATTACATGACTAGCATCGAAGCGTGGGCGGTTGACCAAGGCGTAATTTTCAACGATTTACCAGAATGAACTTGCTCAAGCACCTGATTGAATATCAACAAGCGTACAAAAAGATTGAGAAGCCCAAAAGATTCAGTGGTAATGAGCTTGCATTACTTCACGCACTATCTGATGAGCCGCAGACAACCAAAGATTTGTCTGAACAGATGAATGTGCAAACGACAACTGTTCTGCGATTGATAAAGCGCATGAACGAAGAATATGGCGGGATTGAGGTACAGTCTTTCGGACGAAGTGCGCCTTCGCTATATTGGAAGGCCGAGAACTTTCATTCCATCTATGACGAAATCTGAACGTGAATACATGGGCAAGGTTGCAGAGATTGGCTGCATCTTGTGTAAGCATCTAGGTCTAGGAGAAACTCCCTGTGAACTTCACCATCCGAGAACTGGCACTGGTGCTGGGCGGCGTGCTAGTCATTTTGATGTTATCGGTTTATGCCCTGAGCATCATCGTGGCAACTCAGGACTGCACGGTATGGGTAGAAAAGCCTTTGAGAAGTATTACGGCGTAACTGAACTTCAACTATTAGAAAAGGTACAGGAGTGTCTGCGTTGACAGAACAAGTCGGTGGAAACCATTACAAGGATTTGGTGATTCAACCCGCTGAATTCATTTACCACAACAACATCAACTTCCTGCGTGGCAATGTTATTAAGTATGTTGTCCGCAACAAGAATGGCGCAGAAGATATCCACAAGGCTATTCACTACTGCAAGATGATTCTTGAACTGGAGTATGGCGAGAAATGAGCGCCTTCTCTCGTAACAAGGGTAAGCGTGGTGAACTGGCTGTTTGCCATATCATCTTTGAATTGACAGGCTGGAACGCTCACAGACGGGTCAGGAATGACCATGGTGATTCAGACCTGATTGGTGGTAAAAGACCATGCCAAGGCAACTCTGGGTGACGTAAGCGATTGGTGGGCACAAGCCTGCAATCAAGCTAAGGGAAACATCCCGCTATTGGTATACAAGCGACAGCGTGGTGAGTGGCGTTGTGTGTATCCGTTGTCTATTCATTTATCTATGCAAGAGGCCGATTGGTGGAAGGATTACTCCTACACAGTTGAGACTTCTATGGATGGATGGGCGGCAGTAGCAAGAGAGGTTTGTAATGGGTGTGATTGAACGCATGACACGCGCTACAGCGAGTTCTAATCTCAAGTGTGATGAGACACACTTTGATGCTGATTTAATCGCTTCTAGCGGCTTCGTAGCCCGTAAGAGAGGGCTTGGAGCATTGGCATTCTGGTCTAAGTATGCTCAAGACCAATCCAAGACAAAGGAATTGCTACGCGAACTCATGACCAAGTTCGTCGGCAAAAAGCGTCAGGAGCGTTCTAACCTACCTAAGCGAGTCCTGCACCAGATTGCAGAGGCTGCACTGTGCTACTGGCTGACTGACACTTGCAGGGCTTGCAGGGGTGTCAAGTTCCAAAGGTTAGAATCGAACGAACAAGTTCTGAGCGACAACTGTTGCACTAAGTGCAAGGGTTCGGGTAAAGAAGCCCCTCCAAACGCACACGATGTGGGCCTAGATGAATTGGAGAATAGCCGATTCCGTCAAGAGTTTGCAGACTGTCTGGAAATTCTGAACGAGGCTTTCATGGATTACGCAGAAAGACTTGCAAAGAAAGCCAAGAGGTAGTAACTTGTAGTTGTCTGATGTGGCAGTCAGACATTGAGAGTAACCCCATTGAGATAGGGGCTTGTGTGGTCAAAGACACTTACTCTCGGTGTCAGAGACTGCCTCGCCAAGGCCGAGCCTCTATCTGAATGGGGTTTTTCTTTTGGCACAGACTAGACTGATGACGGGCGGGCTTGCCAGCATCAACAGCGTCTCAGTCAAATAGTGCTACTGGTGGGATTAGAGGCTGAAATAGCACACACAGGGATGGCGAAGGAAGCGTCCCTGCCTCGTACGGCTTCCGGGTGACGTGGCTCCGAGTGGGGAATGTCTGAAGGCACTTAGTCAGGAAAGGCTAGGTGCGTCCACCAAATGGGGAATATATAAAATATATATTTCTTAATAACATTTGAACAAACATGAAAATTTGCTCAAGGTGCAAAGAGAAAAAGCCATTTGAGTCTTTTTATCTCAAAAAAAATACTTCTGGAAAACATTCATCCCATTGCAAAGAGTGTTGCAAGAAGACCGCCGCTGATTCAATACAAAAACTTAACTCTACTATTCACGGAAGGGCAAAGTCTGCTATCAGAAACGCAAATAGGCGTGTTGCAAAAAATGGTCATGCGCTTTTGTTAAGCGTTGACGATATTGTAGAACTTTGGGATAAGCAATCTGGAATTTGTGCCTATTCTGGAATGGAAATGACATTTGCCTCTAATGAACTGAACACAATGTCTTTAGAGAGAATTGATAGTTCGATTGGTTACACAAAAGAAAACACAATTTTGATATGCCACGCAATCAATAGAATGAAATCAAATTTTGGAATTGATGATTTTCATAAACTTTGCTATGTGGTTTCTAGTTTTCTTGGCAAACCAAAAACTCTTGACTAAGAGACAATGGTCTAATAACATCATTGTCAGAACTATAACTATCTTGACTCATTCATAGTTGTGGTTCCTTTGCCTCCGTGTAGTGCCTTAACCCGCTTCGGCGGGTATTTTTTTGGGGATAATCATGCCGATGGTCGGAAATAAGAAGTATCCATATACTGCTGCCGGTATTGAAGCCGCTAAGAAAGCTTCTGCCAAGAAAGGCGTTAAGACTGCCAAGAAGACTTGGAAGGGCATGGAGAAAAAGAAATGAAGACCAAGGCAGAGAAGAAGGTCGGCAAGGTCATGCGTGAGTTTAAAAAGGGCGAACTGCACTCTGGTAAGGGTGGCCCTGTAGTCAAGTCGCGCAAGCAAGCCGTAGCTATCGCAATGAGCGAAGCCGGAATGGCTAAGAAGGGTAAGAAGAAATGAAGCCCGGTCTGTACGCAAATATCCACGCTAAACGCAAGCGTATCGCAGAAGGTTCAGGCGAGAAGATGCGCAAGCCGGGAACCAAAGGCGCACCTACGGCAAAGCAATTTAAAGCCGCTGCGAAAACGGCCAAAAAGTGACCATCATCTGGTTCAATCTCTGGCTACTGTCTGCGGGGCATATGACATTGATTGGCACGTTTGAGACATTGGAAGAATGTCAGGCAAACCGGATTGAACTAGAAACAAGTGTCCCCGGTGATTATTATTGCAAGTTCATAAAAATGGAAAGAGTATAAATGGACAGAATTAGCAAACTTGAGAGAGCGAAGAAGCGGCTTAGCCCGTCAGAAATCCGCACTCTGTTTACTGACCTTGCGGAACCGTTTGTGCCGGGTCTAAATGCTGTCCGCGAGGGTATGGCGGGTAACTATGGAACCGCTGCTATTTCTGGTCTGCTAGATTTGGGTGGGCCGATTGGCAAGGGTGTCGGTCTTGCTGCTGCCCCGGTTATGGGTGCCATCAGGGCTTATCACGGTAGTCCGCATAAGTTTGACAAGTTTGATATGTCCAAAATTGGTACTGGCGAAGGCGCACAGGCTTATGGGCATGGGCTTTACTTTGCTGAAAGTCCGCAAGTAGCAAAAGAATATCAAAAAAATATATCTGGTGATGTTTTTAAGGTTGGGGATAAAGTTTTTGACCCATCTCAAATTGGACACTTAAATGTAAGAAGTTTGGTAAGAAAAGGCGATTTGAGTGGTGCTATTGAAAAAGCCTCAACTATCGCAAAAAGTGATTCCCCTGTCGCTGATGTTGCAAAAAAAGATTTGGAAGTTTTGAAACAAATTAATTCACTTGGTGGTTTGCAAAAAACATCAGGCAACTTATACGAAGTAAATCTTCGCTGGCCCGGTGCGCGAGAAGCAACCGACCCGCTAGGTCCACAGCATTTTCTGGATTACGACAGGCCGCTGAGTCAACAGAGCGAGTTTGTGCAGAATGCTTTAGCAAAAATAGATAAAGATACATATCACCCAAGTG